CCACATGTTATCTATGCACCATTGTATGACTGCTTGTGACTTGTGTGTTTTTTTGTATCTGTGGGTATATTCTTGTGCTAGCGCAATTCCATGCGCGGCCAGCCACTCGAAATTAGAATAAGAATTACGCGCCCAAATTGTGCAAGGGTGATTATAATGCGCTTTTTTATAAGGCACATCATGTTTGTCTTGGTCGAATGCAGAACATAACATTTGCGCTGATTCTAGCACCATTTTTACAACATGTTTATCATGTTGCATTTGCGCTGATTTAGTTGGGCAAAAGTCTAATGCGAATATGTTCATATTATTTCTCTCCTGTGTTTATTAATTATTATTATTATCACTTACGTTTAAATAATAATAATTAAACATGGTTGAACCACTTAGGTGGCTTTGCTATTGTTTGAAGTGCTTTTTCTAGTCCGTCGATAGTATCGGCATCGGTTTTGCAAAATCGTTGTTCTACTGCATGGATTAGATTTAATTCGCGCTTATATGTATCTGTGGTTTCTACTTGATAGCCTAGACTCCCATCAAACCCATACACTTTTTCCATGAGTCCGAACATAAAATCGCGGAATAATCCGGGTAGGCCGGCAGTCATAAGCCTATGTACATCAAGCGGTTCGTTTGCTAGCTTAAATGGTATAGATATACCAAATCTATTCCAATTTTTGCTACCACTATATCCGGCAAAATTGTAAGCAATAACCTCGACGCCGTAGCCAAGTTTTGTAATAACATCACAAATACATGCTAGCGTGGCTCCAAGTCTTGCAAAATCTTTTTCCTTGTGACCACATGCTATTGCCATGTTCATACCGATACGAACATTTGCACGCTTAGACTTGCGAATTGTAGTTTCCCAATATTGGTCGCTACCGCCCATTAATCTCGACATACTTAAGTCGTCGCCGTCGTCTCTACGAACTCGCTTACGCTTACATGATAAACCCATGCCGGCAAACTTAGATACGTCGAGTCTAGTGTCTATGCTAGAACGAAGTTTTTGGTATGTTTTCATCATAGCATCCGATGTTCTGCCGACCATCAAAGCGCGCTGAACATTTTCGCGCCCTACAATATGCTTGCCGTACTGCCATGTTTTTGTACGTTTGTGAGTGTACAAATCATTGTCGCCAATAATGTCTAGCATTGTTTTGACGTTGGGAATTTGCACTACGGCATGTTTACCCTCGTATTGGTCGTCAATAATTTTTGGTTCTAGAATTTGCATACTCATATTATTTGCTCTCCTTTAATAATCCGTTAACATTAACTTTACTCAGTTCCTCTTTCGTCCATCCGGTAGTTACAATGTCGAGTAACTGCTTATTTGATTTGCCTGCTAGTCTCCATATTTGGCCGTCAAGAAACAACCTCGTGCTGATGGTACGTCTAACATGCTCACTCTTGCATTGGTCTCGAAGTTTCCAGAGTACATTTGCCATGTCAGTAAAATCTCCGGCTAATGCACGTTCTACGTTTCTGTCGTAATCGACATGAACTTTGACTGCTTGCAGTCTGTCTAAGGTTGCTAGGTCTAGTTGACCTCTGCCGGCGAACTCAAAGTCGTTGCCGTCACCCCATGTATTACTCGCTACCGCTACATGAAAGTCGTCGTGTTTCTTGGCTACCGGATTGTCCTTGTCGTTTGGTGTTGCTAGCACACCTTGATTGTCGAAGACACTATTGAACACTAGACCGCAATTAGCATCGAAGCCGTCAAATTCGTCGAGACATAGGAATGAACCATTCCTAAACGACCTTGCTACTGCGCCGTCAATAAACGTGCCGTCGAATGTCATTCGCCCTGTCATATGTGATTCTGTGACTCCGGCGCTACCTTTGAGATATTCGTAGTTATCTTGGTCGGCATTAAAGCCTAGTGCATCAGCGCATTGTTCGATGAGAAATGATTTGCCGGTTCCACTTGGCCCACATAACCACACTCGTTTGAAATGCTTAAGGCATTCTAGCACAAATGGAAACTGCTTATGCTTTAAGCCGTCGGTTTTTTTAACCTCGACGTCGTTAATCTTGACATACACCGGGTTCTGTAATTCCTTTAGTTTGTCGTCAATTAACTGATTCATCTTGGTTGTTTCCTCGGCAACACCCTCAATAAAAGTATCTCTGATACTCTCGGTTCGTTTGTAAATGTCGTCTCCAAGTTTCTCTGCTACCTTGTCAGCTAGCATGTCTTCTAGGCTACCGCTTGGCGCCGTCTGCGGTTGCGGTGTCGGTGTTGGTGTCGGTGGTCTCTTCGGTGTAGACTCTTCCGGCGGTGTCGGAACTCTGTTGTCGACTAGAAAGTCTATTAGTTCGTACTGCTTAGCTGATTGCACCCAAGAACTAGCCTTGTCAAGTTGTCGACACTTAGTGATAGCTAGTGTTTTGATTCTGCTATGTTTCATAGCATCTAATTCCGTTCTTGTATAGTTTCCCATCTATAATCTCCTTGCCGTTTTTGGCGGTTGGTTTTGTTGTTGGTTGTATTGTTTTATTATTTCTAGCATAATCATTTACATTCTTATGCTAGAAATAATATTAAAGGCCTCGTGTCCATAGTTCTATCAACGCGAAGAGCAATCCTAGTGACATCCATGCTATGAGTATTTTTAAGCCCTGTGTATTATTGTCGATTAATAGCCATTCGACGAAGTCCATTATTTCGTTAAATACCCTCATTATTTGCCCTCGCAGTCTTTGCATATGTCATGGTCTTCGGTAAATTTCATTTCATGTCGTTTAAATCCACCGCCACAATTACCGCACATGTAATTCCTCCATCCGTTTTTGTCACTTGTATCGACGACAACAATCGCATAGCCATGGTATAGTCCGGCTACTGCTTTTATATGTCTAGTGGTAGTCTGTGAGTACCATTTATGCGCCTTAATTGTCTTCGTTTTATGGTCTATTATTGCTACATCAGTTTCGTATGATGTTATTACATCATTCTGAACTTTTAAGTTGGGAATTATATTCCCATTGTTGTTTTTGATGTTGTTTATCATAGTTCTCTCCTATGGTTTATTGTTGGTTGTTGTCTAAAAATGAAAAATCTGCTTCTTCAGAAGAATATTCTCCATTTTTTAGGTTTATTAAGTCTTCTTTAAGCACTATTAAGCCATAAAGCCTAGTCGCTGTTAGCTTGCATTTACCGACCACAATGAAACAATCATGAACTATGTCGTTGACATCATAAACAAGACATTCGACAATGTCTCCGAGTTCAAAATCTGGTATTATTCCGTCGATAAATACCGGCAAATCAAATTCACATAAATCTTGTATTGTATCATGCAAATAAACACTTGCGCTTTTCGTCAGTAAGCTTTCAGGNTTTCCTCCCATCTCTTCGCATAGTCTAGTAGCTTGTGATTTTACTTTTTCGTCTGTTTTCTCGTCATTAAAAGCACCCCCCATGAAAGAGGGTTCTTGTGGTGCAAATACCGGGGTTGATTTTCTATTAATTGTATAATTCATTCGTTTTATTCTCCTATGGTTTTGTTGTTGGTTGTTCTAGAATTAAAATTCTAGTCTTGGTTAAAATTATATACCCATCTTAAAAATGGTCGGTCTTTAGTCCACGTATCTAAAACTATCAGTTGTTTTAAATCCCTGTTGTTAATAAACCATCTACCGAGGACAAATTCAATTTCTGCGTCTTCTAATTCAAAGCTACCGCTTTGCCATCTTTCAAATCTGTCAATACCTAGCCTATTATCCATATCAGTCATATAATGGTCTGTTTCTTCGTCGTAATGGTTCTGCCAATTAGTTCTCGCTATCTCCTTTAATAGGTCGACATTAAGCTTATTTTTCAGCGCCGTACTCGTCTCCATGTCTGTCCTAAAGCCGACGAGCTTTCTTTGCCATGTATAGTCTCCATTTGTAATCTCGACAGAAACAACAGGGTGTTTCTCTTTGATATTGTAAAGATAATCCGAGGGGTTATCACTTTTAATATTGGGTGTTATTACTGCTTCTATTCTATTCTTCATAGGGTGTTTACTCCATTTGTAACGGCTATGGTTTTGGGTGTTCTTGCTGTTACACTCTATGCCGTCGTTATAGGGTGTTCTAGCACAAGTTTTTGTCTTAGCTGGGTGTAATACTACGTATTACTCCCATGGGTTGAAGTCGCTCGGATAGGTCGCATTTCGGTCTATGCCGAGGGTATAGAAGCCTAGCTAGGAATCGAACCTAGCTATCCCAAAGGGATAGAGCCGTCTCTAGGCTTTGCCGGACTTGCCGGTGTATGAGTACGCGCCTTGTCTATACGAACGCGTCCATAGGCATTTCACCGTTCTCGTCGAGAAGTGCTAGCATTCCGTCTTGAGCGGTGAGCCATGCTTCCTCGCGTTCTTCAGCTTCGCGTTTCTTGGTGTACGTACACGTAGGAAAGTCAGCACGAAACTCTTCGTCGTATGCTAGAAGAGCCTGTTCTTCGCGGGGTGTACACACGTCTGTGTGCTTGGGTGTCTGTGCGTTCTGGGTGTTCGGGTTTTGTATGATTGTTATCATGGTTTTTCTCCTGTTCTACGCATAGGGTGCTATCCTTACGCGTAAGTTCGTTAGTTTGAATCCGACTGAATCTGTCCGTCGGCGACACCCAAATTTAACCATGAAAGCTAGCCAAAACCAAGCGAAAAAGCTATAACCGACGGCTATAAGGCTCAAACGTAGGTAAAACTAGGGTAAATGGTCGCAAAGATATGAATGATTGCGCCTAGCGAGGGAAGAGCCAACGCGAAACGCGAACTCAACGAGAAACGCGAAGGACAACCGGAAAACGAGCCGGGTGTCCATACGTATATTACGTTCCACACATTTTTTACACAGTTTTTTAGTGCCTCATAAACATGTTTATTTGGTGTTTTTTTGCACAAGGAGTAGTTAGGGAGTAGGTTGGGAGTAGGTTTTTATATCTAACAATATTAACACTTAATAGCAATGCCATACTTATAAAATGGCTTTGCCATAGCTTTGCTATAGCTTAGCTATAGCCTTGCCATGCATATAGAAGTAGAAGTAGAAGTATATAGTATTATATAATATATATAATTAATAAATATAAATCTTAGGTTTATAAACCTTAGGTTGCAAAATCAACCATTTTTTACTTTTAACTACTGTAACATTATCGTTATATTTATTCCGGGGCAAAAAATTATTTTTTAACCAAAATAGGAGCGTATAATGGCTTACGAAGCAAAAGATAACACATTTAGTATGTTTGATAACGAAAATAAAACAAATGAAAACCAACCCGACTTTACAGGTCAGGGCAAGATTGGCGGTAAAGAAGTAAAAGTTGCCGGATGGAAGAAGACATCAGCTAACGGCAAAGAGTATATTTCTTACAAGGTAGAAGAAAAAGGCGCTTACCTTGGCTAAACGTCTTAGAAAACGTAAAAACAAAAGCGCTGCTTGGACTAGAAAAGAGGGTAAGAACCCTAAAGGTGGTTTAAACGCTAAAGGGCGAGCTAGTTATAAAGCTCAAACCGGCGGAACACTTAAAGCTCCTGTAAAATCAGGCACAAATCCTCGTAGAGTATCATTTGCAGCGCGATTTGCGGGCATGAAAGGCCCAATGAAAGATTCAAAAGGTCGTCCAACGAGAAAAGCCCTTGCTTTAAAAGCTTGGGGCTTTGGTTCTGTTGATTCTGCTAGAAAATTTGCTAACAACAATAAAAAAAGAGGGTAATTATGCCAAAAGTAGGTAAGAAAAAATTTCCATATACAAAAAAAGGAAAAGAAGCCGCGAAAAAAGCATCTAAAAAGACTGGAAAAAAGGTAAGACGAAGTGGCTACTAAGAAAAGACCGGGTTTATATGCAAATATTCACGCTAAACGCAAAAGGATTGCGCAAGGTAGTGGTGAAAAAATGAGAAAAGTAGGTTCAGATGGCGCGCCGTCAAAGCAAGACTTTGCAGATTCAGCTAAAACAGCAAAAAAACCTAAACGATTACGAGCTAGAAAAGCTAAAAAGAAATAATGAAAGTAGAATGCCGAGGTAAGCAGTTTGATGTTTACACTCCGGAAGAAGCTAGTAAATTAAAAATTTTTCCTGTTAAAAATTGGAGAGACGCTGAAGTAGGCGATTGGATACTTACTTCCGATAATAAAGTAGTTCAATGCTTAAATAGGAAAGTCAAAAAATTCGCCAATACAAAAAAACCTTATATTTTTATTAGAACAGGTTATGGCGAGCGCGGATGTCACAAAAAACATTATTACGCTAAAAAACAACACGATTGGGATTTAGATAAAAGATATGTTGGTGATTTAGTTAAAAATATAAGACCTACCGCTAAACAAAAAACATTTGTTGATTTTTTATTTTTACATGGAATGACAAATAAACTTGGTATGTGGGATACTGAGTCTGTTGTTCTTGCTTACCAATCTGTTTATATGGATAATAATCCAGAACAGGCTCTTCGCAGAGGGTTAACAATATTAAAAAGAAAACATATTAGGGAGTATATAGCTTTGAATATGAGAGATAAGTTAAGCGCATTAGGTCTTGATGATGATTATGTTGCAGATAGGTATAGAGATATTATAGAAAATACAGAAACTCCGGCAGCAACAAGATTAAATGCTTTAAACAGAGTGAGTGATATGTTAGGCCATCTTACTAAAGAGAAAAAAGAGGAAAGCGTTGAAGGTGTATTTGCATTATCTGATGGGGATATTAAAAAATTGTCATCGGTACGAAAAACAATAGCAGAAACAACATATGGCCCAAGAAAAGACAATTAAAACGACAGGTTATGTAAGCCAACCTAAATCACAGAGTGGCGAAATAAATGTTAATGAATTAGCAATAATGAATATTGACAATGTTTATTATGAAATTGATGGGCATGTTGCAAAATTTATTCTTACCCTTATTGAAGATGTTGAGTCTTCAAACGAAAGAATGGATTTTTTAGAAACTATAATGGGTGCAAATGGAGAAAGTTAAAAAACCGCTTACATCTCTTTCTGAAAAAAAGAAATCAGAAATGTTAAAAGCTATGTATTTAGATATTTTTACATTTGCTGAAATTTTATTTGGCGATAAAGAAAACCCTATGCATTTTCATGTGCGCTCCAAATCGCCCGATTTTCACCGTGAAATAGCAAAAACCTTAATAGGTATGGCGCCGGGCAGTAAACTAGCCGTAGTGGCCCCAAGAGACCACGCAAAATCGACGTTTATTAATCTCATCTACCCTTTGCATCGAATATTGTTTGGTGAAGAGCGTTTTTTGTTGCTTATATCAGAATCTGAAATGCAATCTAAATACAACCTAGAAGCGATTGGAAATGAAATAGAGTTTAATCCTAAAATCCATTATTTTTTTGGAGATAGAAAAGGCGCTGTTTGGGGTAAAGAAGAAAAAGAAGTTGTTGGCGGGTTTGATAAATATGGAAAGCCAAATGTAATGTGCAAATGTTTAATTCGTGGTACTGGTCAAAAAGTTCGTGGATTAAAGTATGGAGCATATAGACCAACACTTACAATAATTGATGATGGTGAAGGTGAAGCTAACAGTACTACCCCTACAGCTAGGGATAAATTTAGAAGATGGCTAAACGGTGCTGTTATTCCCGGCTCTGGGGATGCAAAATTAGTATTTATAGGCACAATCGTAGATACTTCTGCATATTTAAATAGAATTGCAGGCCCATTAGCCTATGATAAAAACGGTAATTATAAAGTCAAGGGTTGGAAGTCTTTATTTTTTCAAGCAATTCCACAAAATACGCCAAATGGTAGGTTTGCTACTTCTGGAAATGAGTTTAAAGATAAGAACGGAAAAATAAAAGTATTATGGGAAGACAGGAGACCTTATGATTGGTTAATAGCTGAAAGAGATAGACTTAAATCAGAAGGCGACATTGCATATTTTTATCAAGAGTATCAAAATATTCCGGTAGATGATAGTTTTAGAATTTTTAAAGAAAAAGATATGCGCTATTGGGATGGTAGATATATTTACGAAGAAGGTCAAAGTTATATTTTTAGAACAGATGAAGACAGACGAATGAAATTACCTGTAAATATATTTTTAGGTGTCGACCCCGCATCAAGCGAGAATGTTAAAGCAGACTATACTGTAATTATGGTAATAGCAGTAGATAAAGAGTATAATATTTATGTTTTAGATTATTTTAGAGGACAAGTAGCTCCAATGGACGGAGCGGACAGATTGTTTGAGCTAGCAGATATGTACCACCCTAAAGATATTAAGATTGAAGAAACAGGGCATGTTATGCTAGCAGACTATGTTAGAAGGCATTCTAAGCTTACAGGAAGATTTTATAATATAAATACTCGAAAAGCAATTAAAGCAAAATATTATAGAATAAAACAAATGCAACCGCATTTTGCATCTCATTCGGTTTTTCTTAGAGATGAACATGAAGAGCTAGAGTCAGAATTATTAAATTTTAAAGAACATGGTACATTTAAAAAAGACACGTTAGACGCTTTAAGGTGGGCAATAGATGATGTATGGGCGCCCGATGTAGAGCAAAATGAACAAGGAGACTGGTTAGCTCCGGCTCCTATTTTAGAAGTAGATTGGGAAACAGGCCAGAACTTTAGTGCTTCTGATTTTTACGAAGCATAATGGGTAATTTTGATATTGATTTAGACTTTGGTCAAGTCTATGAACAAAAAATAAAAGACCTTTTTGAAGGCGATGGCTCAATCGAAGTTAAAACAGAGCGCGATATATGGGCTGATACAGGAAATATGGCTATTGAAATACGCTCAAGAGGAAAACCTTCTGGTATATCAATAACTGAAGCTAAGTGGTGGGTTCATAATTTCACAGTTGACGGAGATATAAAATTTTCAATGTTGTTTAAAGTTGATAAATTGCGTAAAGCAGTTAAGTATATGTATTTAAATGAATTAGCTAGTATGGTCAAAGGTGGAGACGACTATACTAGTGATTTAATTTTAGCGCCAATTAGTACTTTAATTTTATTAAACAAAAAATTTTGAATTAAGTGTAACATTTTTGTAACATTATTCCAAACATATGTTAAACTTAGCGAAGTTAGATACAAAAGAAATTACAGCGGAAGAAGTTCGCTCGGACTATTTGCATTTTGAAAGCAGTTCTAGTGAGTATCGATACCAAATGGCTGAAGACCATGAGTTCTATCTTGGGAGCCAATTAACCAAGTCACAAAAGAACTACTTGCTCAGCGTGGGTCAACCCCCAGAAGCTAACAATAAAATACGCCCTTCCGTTGAGCAAGTATTGGCAAACATTGCAGCTTCTGCTCCAGAATGGGATGTTCATTCTGTTGGAAAAACGGACAATGATGTTGCCTATGTTTTTGACCAGCTTTTAGATAAAATATGGTACGACTCTGACGGAGATGTTCATTTTAGACAAGCTTGTAAAGATTTCATTGTAAAAGGTATTGCTTGCATGTATATCTATCCGGATTATAAAGCTGATGGTGGTTTAGGTACGATAAAAGTAAAAAGAATGCCACCCGAGTCAATTTTTGTTGACCCCAATAGTTCTAATCCAGATTTTTCAGATGCTAGCGCAATAATTTATTCTGACATTCACACAAAAGAACATTTAAAAATATTATTTCCTCAATTTGAAAAAGAAATAGAAGAAGCAAAAGACGACGAAGATAGAAATGAAAAATCATCTGGAAAATACTCAAGAGACCAAATAGACACAGCCGGAACACAATCTTTAGACCATCAAGGGCGAGTTCGTAAATATTGTTACTTTACAAAAGTAAATATACCTCATGCTTTAATTCTCGATACAAAAACAGGTAAAAATCAGCTTTATAATAAAGAAGAATACAAAGAATTAATAAAAGACAAGCAATATGAGGATTTTTTAAAGCAAGGAATAATTACTGAGCAGTTAACGTACATTACAAGAGTAAGGGAAGTATTTGTAGTGGGAGATACTGTTTTGTATGACGAAGTATTACCTGTTTCAGAATACCCTATTGCAGTAGCTTGTAACGAACATGCGGGGAATCCGTTTCCTAGTGGTGATGTAAGACATTCAAAAACACCGCAAAGAATGTTAAATAGAACAGAAGCATTACTTATTTCACATACTAATGCTACGACAAATTTTAAGCTTGTTTATGAAGATGGCGCTATTGACGCTAGTGAAATTCAAAAATGGCACATTCCAAATGCTATTATTAGAGCTAATCCCGGTGCGCTTGCTTCTGGAAAAATAAAAGAATTTAGCCCACCTTCAGTTTCTTCTGCTTTATATAATGAAAAAGCAAGATATGAAGTTGATATAGAAACAGTTTTTGGAGCGTACAAGTTTCTGCAAGGAAACTCTCAAGGTGCGCCGGGGACTGTTGGTGAAGCGCAAATAATGGATGAATCTAGCTCAAGAAAACAAAATTGGAAAATATTGCCAATATATGACATGCTTACACGTTCAGCAAAAGTAATTGTAGAATGGATGCCAAATATATATGACCAACAAAGAACATTGCGAATTGTTAGTCCAGAAGGCTCTGAAAGTGAAGTACAATTAAATATTCCTGTTATAGATGATAAAACAGGCGCAGTAAAAAGATTATACGATTTAACAACTGCTCAATTTGATGTAAGAGTAGTTGTGGGTTCTACAAGGTCTAAATCGCCAATGGCAGAACTACAAAAAGATTTAACACTCCTAAATGCAGGTATTTATGATAAGACGCAAGTAATTATGAATATGAAAGGCGACATAGATAAAGCAAGCCTAATGCAAAGAATGGGAGAAATATCAAACTTGCAAGCTCAATTACAGCAAACGCAAGAAGAACTTAAGAAGATGCAAGGTGACTTGCAGACTCGAGAGCGCGAAGTGTTCCATGCTAATATGCGTGCAGAAATTAGTGAGGCTACCAAACCTGTTTCAGAAGCGGTAAGCACCATTAAGTCTAACGCTAAGCTAGAACAAGCGCGACAAAGAGATAAGACTCGCATGGTCAGCGAAGACTTATCTGTCGCAAAACAAGCGGTTAACTCAGAATCCAAAGCTTCGCTAGCATAGCGGATAACTTTAAAGGAGCATCGTAATGACAAATGAAGACCAGAATAGTCAGGTAGAAGTAAAGAATGAAGATAACCTGTTAGCTGAATTGGAACAATTCAACTCAGGCTCTTTACCCGAAGTAGAAGAACCTCAAGAACAGAACGTTTCTGTTGCAGAGGAGAATACAGAAGAAGTTCAAGAAACTACATCTGATGAGAAAGTAGATAAAGAACCAGAAACTAAATCCGAGATTGAGCAATGGTTAATTGAGAATAAGTTTAAAAATGATGAGCAGGGAGTCCAAAAACTTGCTGACGCTTACAAACAGCTCCAATCAAAATCAGATAAGGAAAAAAATGAATGGAACTCTCAAAAAGAGAAGTTTGATAAGCTAGCACAGTTAGACGATTACTTGGCTCAAAATCCTGATGTAGTTCAAAAACTCACAGAATCAGTAAATGAAAAACAACAGAATTTAAACTCTCCTCCGGTAAAGCCAGATGATTATGATATTCTTGATGAAAGCATTGATAACTCTAGCTCCGCAAAATGGCGAGAACAACACAATGAATGGCTTATTCAACAAGGGGCTGTTCAAGCTATGCAAGAAGTTGAAAAGTTAAAGTCAGAGCTTAGTGAGTCTCAGGCATTTGACGCAGAAACTATAGAGTTACAAAAAATGGGGTTAAGCGATACTGAAATTGTTGAATATAGACAATTTATTGCTGACCCAAATAATGTAACTCAGGAGAACTTGGTTAATATATGGAAAACTTTATCTAATGGGCATAATTCTCAACCAAAAGTTGATGTAGAAACTGTTCCTAAGGTAAAAAACAAGCAAAATAGTGCAGCATCCATAAGTGGAAGCGCACCAAGTGCTATTGAACCAGAAGAAAAAGCTTTAGACAATTTTTGGAAAGGGATTATGGAATTTAATAATAATACATAATGTTATAATCCTTTTTTTTAACTAGGGTGTAACATTATTGTAACATAATAATAGGAGGTAGCGAAATGGCTACAAATTATGGTACCGGAACAGCTCTTCAATTTTCTGACTCGTCTCAAAGGCAGGTTTTAGAACTTGGAGAGAAAATCCACTATTACAACCCTAATGTTACTCCCATTTTCTCTCTGTTTGGAATGAAGTCTATGTTGACTCCAGTCCCTATCTTTGAGTGGATGGAAGATGAGTACATGATTAAAAAGTCTGTTAAAAAATCAATGGTTACAGCAACGAATGGCGATATTGCAGCTAGTGCTGACCTTGGTGATACAACTACAGCTGATATTAATGGACATAATACGATTGTCAGATTTGACAAGCAAGCTGATATGGAGCTTTTTGAAGTCGGTGGACTTTATTCAGTTTCTCAATCAAATGGAACAATACAAGCTAATGTAACACATGTTATTGCAGTAGCTATTGGTAAAAGCGTAAATAGTGCAAACGCTTCAGATAGAATGGTTCAATTTATTGGTTGCCATGTTAAATCTGGTGATGCTACTATTTATCAAGTTGAGCAATGCGCTGATGGGTCAGACCTTTTTGGAGTGAATGGCAGTGATGTTACTACATTTACCCATGTAGGAACTGCTGGACAGTATGATGGCGGTGCTTATAAAGGTTCAAATGGTCTTTTTCAAGCTGAAACTGCATTTGTTGATGACAAAGAGTTTAAGCTAGAAGGCGGAGCCGGTGTTTATGCTGAAGGCGCAGCAGTTGGTGCTGAAACCAGTAAGAAAGTTCGTAGGTTGAAAAATTGTACTCAAATTTTTCGCGAACCTTATACTATTACCAACACAGCTAAAGCTTCTAAGCATTATGGCGGTTCAGAGATGTCTCGTTTACAAGCTAGGAAGCTAGCCAAGATAAAAGCAGACATTGAATGGTCTATTCTTACGAATGGCGCTCTTTCTTTAGATGCTAGCTCAGAAAACCCAAAAAGAGCTTTTCAAGGTTTAGGCCTTGGTAGTTCTAATGGGTCTATTGTCTCTCTAAATGGATTTGACAATGCAAACCTAAGATGGGATTATGATGGTGCAAATCCTCTTAATCTTTTAGATGGTGTTTGTGAGTATATCTTTTCAGACATGGTTTCTGGTTCAATGAAGAAAACTGTATTTGCTTCTAATAAGTGGCTTGTACATCTAGCTTCTGCAACTAGGCTTCAAGATACTGGATTTTATGACTCAGGCGAAAGTACAGCCTCTGGTCTTAGAGTTCGTAAGTATATTGGCCCTGTTGGTGAACTTGAATTTGTTGCTCACCCTTTCTTAAAAGGTGCTTACGAAGATTATGCTGTAGCGATTGACCCTGCGAATTTTTCAATTCGCCCGTTGGCGGGTCGCGACATGCAACTTCGTTCTGACATCGTAAAAGATGGTCGTGATGGACAAACTGACGAATGGCTAATGGAAATGGGTGTAGAGCTTAGAAATGAGCAAACACACGCAATCTTAAAGCTAAGTTAATCAGTAACTAATCGCTTGGGGGTAGGTAACTACCCTCAAGCATTGTTATGAATAATACAACATACGGCACAGGAGCGACAAGCTTTACAGATGGTTCTAGCAGGCTAGTTAGAACAATATCTAAAAAATCAAGAGTTCGCAAAAAATATAAAAAAAGGAAAAAGAAATAATGCGTTATCAAGAAGCATACGAACTAATAGATGTAGGGGTTATTTCTGGTGGCGTTGAAATTCCAATATCTGAAAATTTAAAAAGTATTTATTTTGACCAAGCAATCAACGAAATTGCAATGAGGTCGGTAAGAAAAAAGAACTCTCAATCTTTTGCCACAAGTGGTAAAGAGTACATTTTTACAAACGAAGATTACTCTGGGCAAGTTTATAAAGTTGAGTTAGGGCAAACAGACGTTCCTTTTGTTGATGAGTCAGCAATTATATCTAATGTAACTGATGATGATATATCTAAAATTGGTTATTATATAAAAACTGATGTGTCTAATGGGGAAATAACTAATGTAACAAGCGCTAATCCAACTGCTATAACATCTAGTAATCATGGACTTTTAACAGGGGATTATGTTGTTTTTAGCGAAATTAAAGGACATTATGTAACAGCTACAAAAGTATCATACCTTAATGGTAAAAGATTCGTAGTTACAAAAATAAATGACAATGATTTTTCTGTTGCTATTGCATCTAATTCTGGAAATACAGTTTATTCTAGCTCCGGAGTTTGGCAAAAAGATAATCATAAAATTTATTTAACTAAAAACCCGGAAAGCGGTAGTACTCTAAAAGTATTTTATTATGCTAAGCCAAAAGCAAAGACAAGTATAGTTAGTAGAATTGATTTACCTGACCAATTAATCCCTTCAGCAATACATCAAACTTTAGGTCACTTTTTAAATCTTGGAGGGAATCTTCAAGTGGGAAGTGGACATATGGGTTTAGCAAGAAAAATAGAACAAGACTATATTGATACTTCTAGAGCAAAAGAACCAATGCCTCATTTAATTCCAAATCCTATGCAATCTTTTGTTACCACAAGAAATGGCTCAATAGGTAATTTAACAGGAGCAGATGATTAATGGCTGATTTTCAAACTAGAATAGAAGATATTATTGGTGCAACAGTTAGCTTAGGTAGTGATGACTCAGTTGCTAATGAGCAAGCAATTCAAGACGCTTTACAAGATACTGCTAGTGATATAATTAATAAAATAACTCCCGAAATTCTTATACAATTTGCAACAAAGTCGTCAAATATAACATCTAACCCTGTTGTTAGTGATTTGGAAAATTCTAGAGTTTTAATGGTAGACAGAAAAAATTCTGATACTTTTTACATATCGTGTGTTTATATTAATTCAGATTTAGGTGGAAAAATACAAAATCCAGAAAGTATTTATTTTGCTACAGAAAAATCTCCAAATTGGACATTTAATGATAATGATGTATATGTATATCCTGCTCCTACTTCAGATTATCCGAGTAGGTGTTATACTATGGAAACTCCAACAATAGAGCATGACAGTATTACTATTCCAAAATTTCCAAATGAGTTAGAGCAAGCTGTAGTTATTGGCGCTTGTGCTAGACTAAAGCAAAGACAAGTATCATTTTTTAACGAAGATGAAGATTCTGAAATTGTTGCTCTTCATCGCGCTCAGTATCAAGAGTTAGAACAAAAATATCAAGACGCGCTAGCACCTTTTCTAGCACAAGGCTCTGATGGCTAAACAAGTTTATAAAATTGACCAGTTTCACGGCGGTGTAAATAATAACGCAGACCCAAGAGATATTAAAGACCATGAATTTATTGAATTAAGAGATATGGTAGTTGATAATATTGGTCAAATTAAAACAATGGGTGGTAGTGCGCTTTTAAATTATGTATTTGAAACAGACTCTTTAACTAACTCTTATGGATACGGTCTTTTTGCATTTAGTCATGATTATACGATGGCAGGTCATCACAGCCTTTTGCGAAACGGAATTACAAACCAAAATTCTGGCAGTATATGGACAGTCACTCAAACGCAATATGGTTGGACAAAAAATAACGGAAACTTCACATATAATGCTCAAGGTGATGTTGCTGTTATCCATCAAACAGCTAACAATAGGCAAGATAGAGGCTTTAATTCAACTAATTATAAATTAACATATACAGTAGCCGGCTACTCAGAGTTAGGTGGAACTCCTATTTTTAAAATAAAAGGAGGTAGTGGAGAGTTTGCAAATACAGACCAAAATTTAAATAGGTCAAATGGAACTCATACAAAAACTTTTCTTTCTCACTCAGGTGCTAGGACTGGAAAATTTTCTATACAAGCAAGTGGAAGTCAAATGAATATAGTTTTAAGTAATTTAAAATTGGAACCTATTGCGGTAAATACTGGTGATAATTATTTATTTAACTATAGAGGCCCAGGTGCAAATAACGTTTTTGAAGACGTTATTTTTACATACTCTTTTAATCAAGGTGCTTATGCTGTTCAAGAAAAGCCTTCTGGTGATACAGTAAATTTTTCTTTTGATAGAGGGCAGGGAGGTACAATATATCCTCAATATAATTTAATCGATGGTAACATAAGATTGTCAGATAGAAAAAAAGGTGAATACAATAATTTAAAATGGTATGGATATATTGAAAGAAATAGATGGGGAACAACAAGTGTAAAGTGTAGTAAATGGATTTATGCAAATGCTGAGCTTTTATCTCCTACGGATACTAATATTGTTTTGTCCGGTTCGGGCAGTTCTTATAGTCCAGATGAGGGTAAGTTAAAAATATCGACTGACTATGGATTTAGCAATATGGTTGCAGAATCGGGAAAATGGAACCCTAATGGTGTAGTTGGAACTTCTGCAAGCTCTGGAAACGCTTTAAGAAAACTTATATCTGATAGCTCTGTTTTTAGTTCTAATATGGTAGGCCTGTCTGTAAAAATGGGTTCAAGCGTAAGTATTATTACAGGTTTTGAAAGTGAAACTATTGTCCACACAGAATCTATAACTTGGTCAAATAGCACATCTTTCCAAGTTTATGATAGTTATGATTTAGGATTTACTTGGGTTTATGATGGTAATCAAGAAAGTTTAATACACAATAGGACTTCTATTGCTGAACCCACCAAAAAAAACTTTAGTTTTTTTATACAAGACATTGCCGCCGGACATGCTTGGGACACTAGCTCTACAGGTAGAATAACCGGCGCTAATATGTATTATAGAAAAAATTCAGATACGTCAAAAACGTGGTATCATTTGTTAGAAATTGATTTAAATAAAGGATTAAGAAAATCTGACCAAGAAGACTTTACAACAACTTGGACTCAAATAACATCAACAACAGAATACCACTTACAAGACACTTTTATATCTGAACCACCAACATTTGAAACATACGAAACAAGAAATGGTTTTAAAAACGACCCTACAGAACTTTTTAATATGAATAACGATAACCAAGTCGGAGTAGGTTACTCGACAGGGGTTTTTGCAAATCGTCAGTTTTACATTGGAAATATTAAAATGGCAAACAAAGATGGTATTTATAAAAATCATGGAGACATGATGTTAAAGTCTTTGCCAAATAAATTTGACCTTTTTCCTTTAAATAGAAAAGTAGAAGTAAGTGTTCAAGATGGAGATGAAATTATTCATTTAGATACTTATGCTGACAGATTGTTGCAGTATAAAAAAAATAAACTACATATTATAAACATATCTCAAGAAATAGAATTTTTAGAAGATACATATATGTACAAAGGGGTAAAAAATCCTTATGCAGTATGTCGAACAGATTATGGCATAGCTTGGGTAAATGATTTAGGTTGTTATTTATATGATGGTAAAGAAGTGAAAAACTTATTAGAACACGAAGGTTTTTCTAGGTTTAATGTACATATAAGAGATTTAGACAGTTCAAATGGTTGGTTTAACTATGATAATGATAATCCTTCTATAGGTTACTTACCAAATAAGCGACAATTAATTATTATGGCAGACCCGAAAGGTGAACAACATGATAATTCTATATACTTATATGATATGACAACAAAAAGTTGGACATATGGACTTAACAAAATAGACACCGATGAAGAATCGCGTGATAGTATGCCTGTTTCAAATTTTGTAAACGATTATAAAGGTAGACTTGTTTGGTCTGCTGGAACTGGTGCTAACGAATTAATGTATTGGACAGATACGCCAACTGCTTCTACTACCGCAATTATAAAAACAAAAGATATTGATTTTAACGCTCCGGCAGTAAGAAAAAGAATTTATAAAGTAAGAATTTCATATAAAGGCGATGCTGATACTTTAACTTTTCAGTATTCTGTAAATGGAGACAATAATACTTTTTATAATTTTGAAGGAACATCTTTAGGTAAGCCAACAGGAAGCGCAGACACAACTCCATTAGAAGACACTAACGCAGACGATACTTACTGGTATCATGCTGAATTAAAACCTGCAACAACATCTGAAGCAAATAATATTTACAGCTTTCAACTACATATGAGCGGAACAGTATTAAGCTCATTTGCTATAAATGATATATCAATAATATATAGAATTAAAACAGTTAAATAATGAGTATGACAAGACAAGAGCGAATAGCGCTACACAAAAAACAAGAGCGCTTGCAAATTAGAAAAGGAGTACCTACTGTATCAGAACTTATTGAAGGAGTTCCTGTAATTAGAGAAACATCTGAAGGTTTGGTAGAATATCATCGCAAAGGTTCAATATTATATAAAAAAGTATTAGATAGGGCATAATTATGGCAACAATAGAAGAAATAATAGGATTAGAAGGGGACTCCAGACGTAGCTCTCAGGAAGTTCAAAGATTAATTCAAGAAATAAGAAGCGATTTACAACAAGCTCAACAAGCTGATAAGCAAAACCTTAAAAACATTAGTAGCGCAGGGAAAACAGGTTTAAAAGCGTTAAAAACTAGAAAAGATTTTTTACTTGCAAAAAGGGCAAGACCAGACCTCTCTTTTAAAGATTTTTTATTAAACGATAAACAATCGGCAGAATATATGAAACAAGGGGTAAAAAGTGTTGTCGATAAAACAAGAAAACCTATAACATTAAAAGAAACTCTTGGTTTTGATAAATATAGATTTCAAGGTAATCCTATGGAAACAAAAAAAGAGTTTAATGAAAAAATGCAAATAGCTCCTGTAAGCACTATGCAAGAAGGAATGGTAGGAGACCAACCGTTAGAAGCCTTAGGGTTCGCTGATTATAAAGACGCTGAATATATTCCAATAGCAAAATCTAAACCTACGTTAGAAGAAATAATGCAAGGTGTAAAACCGCCTCAAACTATTTTACAACAAAAGATGGATTTACAAAACAATCTATTAACTAATCCAACCAATAGTCAGATGTTTGAAGCTCAAGGCGTTTTGCCTGAGGGAGTAAACAAACTGAATGCTAGCACAGCTTCTCAAGCTCAAATTGACGAAGCTATGTCCGCTGCAAGCGAAAGGCTAGGGAATACTAGCACAGCATCTAGCACAGCTTCTAGCACACTAGGGACAGCAGGTACAGCATTAGGCGCAGTAAGTGCTTTAAAAGATTTAAGTACAAAAGGATTTACACCTACTACAGCCTTAGATACAGTAGGAACCGGATTGCAATTAACAGGTTTTGGCGCTGTGCCGGGTACAATTTTAAAAGGAATAAGTAGTTTACTTAAGGGAACTACTAGGAATAATTAAGGAATATTATTATGGGAACTAAATGGCATCCGGCATCAGGAAAATGGGGAATAATTGGAGAAACTCAAGGCTCTAAACAAGCTAGAAGTAATAAAGCTAAAATTGATGATATGACTCAAACTATTGAGCAAAGAAGACCTCAAATAAACCAATTCTATTCTGAAATAGGTGGCATAAATAAAAATATTAGAGAGAATAAAAGATTGTCAGAGTTAGATAAATTTTTAAACTCATCATACAATATTAAAAGTGAATCAGAAAGTAAAATTGCTAGAACAAATTTAGCAACAGTTACAGACATTTCTTCTGAAAGAAAAAAAGATATGATGAACAAACAGAAAGCACGAAATGATGAAATGTTTGGACTGCAAGCTACTCTTGATGAAATTAATTTAGGAAGAAAAGAACAAACAGAATTAAACACTCTTGATGATTTATTAAACCAATTAAGAATTGAAAGGGGAAGGTATTAATCATGGCATATAGAGAACCGACATTTAACGCAAACATACTTACAGACCTTTTAAGTACGTATTTAGACCAAAAGTCAAGTGAACGAGAAAAGTATTACAAAGCTGCTGAAAAAGCTAGCACGCCTAAAACTTATAGTGTAGGTGGTAATATTGTCCGTTTAGATAAAGATGGTAAGACAGAAATTCTTTATAAAGGCGAAAAAATGCCTCAATTTAAAGACTTTACAAAAAATGGGACAACATACCAAGCACAATACATGGGTGAAGATTATGTTCAAAAGGAAGAAGATATAAAAATAGGATTACCAAAATTTTATCAATACCAAGGATTTAATAAACCTGCTCCTAATCAGCCTAAAAAAGGAAAGACAAGTGAAATTTATAAAGCTGTAACAGCAAGCGTAGATAAAGATATTAAAAGATTGCTTAATATTAAAAATCAAAATACAGACCCATTCTCAGGTGATGTTCCTACAATAAAATGGGGGGATGACCCAACACATGAAGCTCAATTAAAATTCTATAGAAACATAAAAGCAAATCCAAGAAAATGGATAAAAGAAAATCCAGATGCGCAACAACCTGTTTATTCTGTCCAAGGAGTAAAACAAGAAGTAAGAAGAACAATGCCAGATGGCAGAATAGTTATTTATGACGCAGACACAAAACAGCCATTAAGGTTTTTAGATGAGTAATAAAAATGTAGATTTACCAAAATGGGAAGATACTTTTGAACTACCTTCTTGGGATGACACTTCTCCAATAGATAGTTTATCTACAGACACATTAAATCAAGAATCTGTAGACACACTACAACAAGAACCTGCAAATACCGAAACACCTATAGAAGAAAACCCTATATCTTTAAGCACAGTTGAAGGCCCTAATGATATTTTACACAATGAATTAAATAACCCCGGTTCTAGTTTAAGCGCTTTAGCTAACATAGCAAACCCGGACTTTGAGTCTAATCAAAAAATTAATAGTTCTGATTATGGGCTATTTCAAATTAATGATAAGTATTGGTCAGATACTTCTAATCAGCTTTTTAATAAAAGCATAGCAGACCAAAGCATTCAAGAAAATATTGAAATGGCTGCTTATATAGCTAAAAACGACCCGAGAGGATGGAATAACTGGGTAGCATACAATAAACAAAAACATAAAGAATTTGATGGTATTACGGACGAAGAAATAGTAAATAAATATGGAGTCTCTCCAGAGGCTGTTCAATTAATAAACGAATCGTTTGATGACCCTCAAACTGCAAAACAAGTTATGCTAGCAGAGTCTGGTGGTAAACAAAATGCTATTAATGTTAATTACACGCCTCAAGAAGAAGGAAATGAGGTTATTGGGAATGATATAATTAAACAAGCTCAACAAATTATGCAAGACTCTGAATCAATGTTTACACCTTCGACATCAAGGGCATTAGACCCTATTGAAAAGTCTACGCAAGAAATATTATCTCAAGATGCTATAGCTCCTCAAATACAACAAATGTCTCAATTTTTTTTAGAAGGATTAACTGGTCAATATAGCGGGTTATATAATATGCCTGAGTTTAAAGATTTAAAACCAGTTGTTAATACAGCTACAAATTTTTTAAGCTACCTTTCAGAAGCTCCGGGTTTAGTAATAGACTTACCAACATCATTAGCAACAGAGCCTATTGAAACGGCAAAAGGTCTAATAAAGTTTGTACCAGAACAAAGTTTTAACGCTTTACTTGCTACTAATTCTATTGATGTATTATTTCCTATTTTAGAAGCTACAAACTTAGACCAAGTGCTAGCTCCTGTTTTAAGTTTAATGGGAATCGATTTTACAAGAGAAGGTATAAAAAAAGCTAAAATAAAAGCAGAAAAAGAAATACAAAAAACTGGTGGAGCGTATGTTTTCTTTGCAGCTCATGGTTTAACAAGTATGGGAAAAAAGAATGCTAGCATAACAGAAAAAAATAAGCAATTTGCTGATGTAGTAGAATTAGCAAATGATAGACCTGCAAAAGGTAAAGTAACTCCAGAAATGCAAAAAGCAGCAAAGTCTTTAAAAGAAAGTCCTAGTTTAAAAAAGAAAGCTGAACAAGCTGTTGGTGAACAATTAGAAATAGATTTTATAGAACCAAAAAAAGTAGAAAAAATATTAGAAAAAGCAGAAAAAGAAGTAATTACAGAGCTTGATTTATCTAGGGATATTCCTACAAAAATTTTAGATAAAAAAAATAATGTAAAAAAAGAAGTAAAAAAAGTTGATAAAAGAATTGAGACTATTAATAAAAAAGTAAAAAAAGAAAAAGCTAAAAAAATTTTTCAAGAAACAATAAAAAAACAAAACCAAAAAAAATCACAAAAAAACCAAGAAATATTACAAGAACAAAAAATTACAAAATCTTCTGATTTTAAAATAAAAGATGGTTTTGAATCTATAAAAGGAGAGCCTACAAAAAGATATAAAAGTTTAGATAAAGTAAAGGAATATGTTTTTTCTAAATTACCAGAATATGTAGGTAAAAACGTAATTGCTACATACGCAAAAACAATTAAAGGTGATTATTTAGTTAGAATGCTAAAAGTTAAAAAAGACGCTCCTAAAGAAATTATTGCTGCTAAGTCTGGACAAAAAAAGATAGGGCCAGACGCTCCAAGCAAGTTAGTTACATCTATGAGAGACCCAAGAGGGGGCAAAAGAAGAATACAAAACAAAGAAGTCTTACTTGAAAAGTATAGTGCTGAAATTAATGAATTAAACAGAAATCTTAAATCAACAAGAAAAGAACTTAGTGCATTAGAAAAACAGACTAAAGAAACCGGGGTAGGGTCGCAAAGAATTGGACTTTTAAAAAATTCTATAGATTCTATTACTAGAACTATGGAGCGTTCTCAAAGAAATATAGCAGAAATAATGACAACAAAAGAATTAATTAAAGACTCTGCTAAATTAATATTTACCAAAACATCAAGTGGACAAATTGGTGGAAAAATAAAAAAATCTTCAAAACAAAAATCAATGGATGCTCAGCTTTCTAGAAACATACAAGAAATATGGAAAAGAGGAGAAACAGGAGCAAAGCTCACTAAAAATAATTTAATTAAAAGATTAAAAGAAGAGGGTGCGCCAAAAGAAATGCTAGCATATGCTAGTAAAAACTATAAAGATTTAGCAGATAGGGCTTTTGTTCAAAACGCTTTTGAATTATCAAAAGAAATAGATGCTAGTATACCGACCTCTCAAGGTGCAGTTACTTCGACTAAAACAAAAAGAAGAAATCCAGATGAATATGTAGATAATATACGAGTCGAGACTATAGGAGGTAAAACTCCGGATAATCCAAAACTAGCAATGGTTCAGTTGCTTGAATCTTTATCCGAATATGGAGGAGGAGAGAGGTCTGTTAAAGCAAAAGGGACTAGAAGTATAGTTGAAATAAAAAAAGGAAGTCAAGAAATTGGAATTTTAAAAGAGGTTATATCTGAAATTTCTGGACAAAAAAAACTTGCAGTAGATGCTTTGTCAGAAAAAACAGGAGCAGGACTTGATATAATGTTTGGCTTAATGGAAAGATTAAATAAAACTGCAAATAAAAAAGACTTAAATAATGTAATGCTTGCTATGGATTTTGTAAAAGCATATATATCAGAACCCGCAAGGAATACAAGATACATAAGAGAATTAATGGCTGACAAATTACCTGCTTTTGAAAAATATAAAAATAATTTAGCAGATTATCCTGATTTTCTTGCTATGTTAGATGATTTAACGAAAATGGCTAAAGAAGGAGATAGAAGTAAATTGCATATGATAGCAGAACTTGGTAGAAACATGAAACTAGCAACAGGTTCTTCTTTAGTTAGAAGTTTAGCAGGTAATTCAATATCTACATTAGATGCTTTTATAAGAATGCCTATTGAATGGGGCTACAGTCACATTTTAGCAGGTGGTAGCGGACTTATTAATAATTTAACTTATGGAAAATTTGGAAATCTTTCTAGAAATCAATTAAATAAACTAGAACTTTCAGCGCAAGTAAATGGATTTTTAGAGCCTTACAGAAACGGACAAGTTGGAAAACTAATGCTTGACATGCTTTTAGAGCGAGATTCAGCAATTAAAGAATCCAAATATTTTAGAAGAGAAGGATTTACTAATTTAGATATACCCGGAAAAACCGGCGTTGCTATAAGAACTTTTCAAAGACTTCAAGGAATGATTGATATAATGTTTAGAGTTCCAATGACAAATGCTTTTATGAAAAAAAATGCAGTTAGACAAGCAATAGAGAGAGAAGGATTAACAAATCAATTAGATATAAAAAGAAGAGCAATAGATATTTTAGATAGAGAAATGCTTAGTCCAGATTTATTAGAAAATGCTATAAAAGGCGGAGAAGCAGTTACTTTTCAATCAAAGATAGAAGGCCCTTTAAACTTTGTTAATACTATAAGATTGAGACAAGATTATTTAGGTGCATTATCTCAATTAGTTATTCCTTTTTATAATACTTCTATGAATTTATTAAAATATACATATGAACATACTCCATTAAATCTTGCTCCATTTACTAGAGCAACTAGAAATGCGTATAAAGATGCTTTTTCCCCTACAGGACAAGGGCCTAGAGCTTTAGCCGAAAATCTTGGAAAAGTTACAACTGGAGCAGCTTCTTTATATGTTCTAAATCAAGTTTTTGGAAAAGAGTCTGGTGGTAAAATTAATGGAGATTGGTCTCAGCTTACACCAGAAGAAAGAAATATGAAAACAGTAATGGGAGAGCAAGAGTATTCTATTGAGTTAAATGATGGTTCAGTTGTTTCTTATCGTGGATACGAGCCAATATCATCTTATATAACATTAATACACTCTTATCATAGAACAAATGAGCAATTTAACAAAGATGCAAGAAAAGGTAAAATATCAGATACTGACGCAAATCGCATATATCAACAAACTTATAATGGCACTAAAGAAATGTTGTTGTCATTTGCTGAAAATCCTTTTTTTACAGGAGTAGGTGATATTTTTAAAGCATTTGACAATAGACATGATTTTGAATCTTGGGCAATAAGAACTGTAGCCGGAACATTTATACCCGGATTTTCAAGGCAGATAGATAGTATTATTGACCCTGTTAGAAGAAAAGCTTTGAAAAAAAGAGACATAGATGAAAACAATACATTTTCAGACTATATTAAAAGTAATGTTGAAAAAAACTTACCTTGGTTTACTGAGGGTAAAACAAATTTGCCGGCATTAGACGCTTTTGGTAACGAAATACCTAAACTAGACCCTGTTGGTGGTTTATACGCTTTTAGAAGGTCTGATAAAAAAGACGACCCTGTGTATGCTGAAATACAAAGATTGTTTTTTGACCAAGAAGAAAATTTTACTAGCGCAAGACCTGTTTTGTATGGCAAAGAACAAGCGCAAATAAATCTTACTCGCGAAGAACATCAAGCTTTAATTAAAATCTCTGGTCAAACTACTTACAATATTATAGACGCTTTATTAAAAGATGATAATTTTCAAGGAAAGACTGATTTTAAAAAGAGAAAAAAAATAAGAGAAATAAAAAGTACAATACAAGGATATGTTAGAGATAAATTATTTAAAGAACAATATAAACCTCTTTTGAATAATTTGTTTTCTGCTATGTATACTGATGAAGTTACAACTGAAGAAGAAAGAATTGAGTTTGTAAAAGATTTAAAAAAACAATTACCATCATATACTGTAGACCAATTACAAGATATGTTTAAAGAAAAATATAAAGAAGACAGAAAATATGCTAACGACTTTATAAAACCTGCGTATGATAAAACTATAACTATATTAGATTAGTTTTTTTTATTTTTAATGTAACATTATTGTAACATTTTTATTAACTTACAGGCATAAACTAATGATGTATCCATGTCACTTATTCTTGGGCGGTAAGATACACAAACAAAAAAAGGAGAATATATGGCTAATTATGAAATACCAAGCTCACAGAAATTTTCTGTAGTTCAAGCCAGTAACGTCGGTCTTGGCCAAGTTGGTTCAGCCGTGCTAGATGATACAGAATCAATTTCTAGCATAGGAGACAACAAGGTCGTAGCAATCACCATGCTAGAAGACTGTACTTTTTCTACAATGACTCAATCAAGCGCAGCAATAGCAGGAACCGGTGCTAGCACGCACGGAAACTCAGTAGCTAGTTCTGATACATTTCCTCAAGGTGTTACAATTTTTGGAAATTGGTCTGCTGTCACGTTAGGTACAGGTCTTTGTATTTGCTATCTAGGCTAGCATGCTTGGATTAGGAGCAAGCCTAGCTAAGGGGGGAGCATCCCTCTTAACATACGTCAAGGATAATCTAAAACTCTATTTAGATTTTAAGAAAAATAGGTCAGACACACTTGCATTCCCATCAGAGGGTTCGACTTCGTTTGATGGTGACAATGATTATATAGATTTTGGAGATATTTCACTCACAGATGATTTTACAGTAAGTGCTTGGGTTAAATGTGATGACGCTCCTGCTAATTGGTTAGATGGGAATAATGGCAATGTGGTAGTTGGTGATTCAGATAATAATGATTGGATTAGAATAAATACTGCTACTGTTTTAAAAATAAAAATAGCAGGTGCTACTGCTGTCAGTATTACACATGGCTTAACATTCACGCAAGACGAATGGCAACATATTACTGTGACAAGAAATTCTAATACAATAACTGTATATAGAAACGGAGTTGCAGGAGGAACTACAGGCACATTAAGTGGTACTTTTACTCCAGAGTATATAGGACAAAAAAACCCAAGTGGTGGTAGTGATTATTTTGATGGTAAAATGGCTAATGTTGCTATTTGGTCACGAGTTTTATCCCTCGAAGAAATCAACTCCGTTATGAACAAGTCTTACAGTCAGTTAGGCTCTGTAGAAAAAACAAGTTTAGTTATGTGGCAGTCTCTTGATAGTCAAAGTAATGGATTAGTACAACCCGCA